CTGTTGTGTTGACTGGGCGCACCTCGAAAGCGACTGCTGTGCCTTGAAGTGGGTAGATGATCGACTCGATGCTCGAAGCCGCGAAGTCTTGGTGGAGTTCCAGCGTTATTGAGTTGTCGGCGAGGCCTGCAACCCTTTTCTTTGCTGTATCTCCAAAGGCCGTGGTCTCGACGATGTCATAGCTTGTCGATAGAGTGATCGAAGCAACGTGGTCCGAGATGTCGCTGGAAGCGCCAAGGACGACGTATGCGTTGTTAAGGACGAGGCGTGCCACTATGCGACCGCCTTAGTGATCGCTCCAGTGATCGGCCAAGTGACCGATGCGGTCGCGAGTTCTCCGACAGAGCCGTTTAACGGGGTCCACTCGGAGCAAAGCGCGGTGAAGGTGTATGAAGGGTTCGTTGCACTGACAGCGCTTGAAGTCGGCACGCACACGATGGTCGTGGTAGCGCCGATCAAAGAAGTGCCGATCGTGTTAAGAGTCGCTTCGACGCTTGACGCTGCGAAGTCTTGATGGAACTCGAGAGTAACTGAGTTGTCCACAAGGCCTGCCACGCGAGTCTTGGCTGCTGCTGAGCCGAATGCAGTCGTCTCGACGACGTCAAAGCTCGTGTTGATGGTGACCGAAGCGATGTGATCGCTCAGGTTCACCGAGTTGATCGTGACCTTGGCGTCGTTTAGAACTATACGGGCCATTAGATATCTCCTTCTTTGGTTGCTGGTTTAAACGGCGCTGGTGCAGTGCTGTCTTTGATGTGACCTGCTGCTACGAGGGCGTCGATGTCGGCGCCTGCAGCTTCCAGGTCTTTTGCGGTGAGGTTGTCACCTTTGATCTTGCCACAGACCTCTAGGTCCGAGGTAACGGTGTAGCTCATCTTGTCTCCTTTTATCCGTAGATGGTCAAGCGGTAGCGATATGCGAGGAACAGGGTCCCCGCAGACTCATATTCGCCAGGCGATGCTGAAATGACTCGCAAGGTCTGAACTGCGCCCCCAAGAGTGCGGTCTCCTTCGATGGCTGTTTTGATCGAGCCTGCGCCCGTGCCAGCTAGGAATGCGTCGAGCTTGTTCTGCCCAGCGCGCTCCGACATGCGCTGCACGATGATCAAGATATCCAGGTTCGCCTGATCTAGGCCGCGAGCGTTGTCGATGTCGAAGGTTAGGTCGAGGTTGCCGATCACCGCGCAGGGCGGTGTCACAGCATCTGGAAGAGTGTCATAGCAGCGAAGTCCTGCGATGGTCTGGAGTCTGGTGACGAGCCCGTCACGTACTGCACTAGGCAGCATCAGACGGCCACGCCATCGAGCTTGCGGAATGGGCGAAGCAGGGCTTCAACGTCAGCATCAAGTCGCGCCGATAGGCGAACAGTGCCAAGATCTGGAGAGCCTGCGATGCCGAAAGGCGACTGCCGACGGCTGAAGATTCGAGAAGCTTGCATCTGAGTGGCAGCCTGGACCTCGTAAGGTACGGCGCTCCAGCCCCAGATGCCCTTGACTCGGACAGACTGTGGTAAGTTGCTTGGAAAGATGTAAGCGCCGATCGCGAGAAGCCTAGTGAATGGCCAGCCCCTGCGTGGGTTGTTGATCGGTTCTTTGAAGAAGTCGCTGGCCGAAAAGACCGTGCCATATGCCTGGCCTAGGTCCTCGTCGATCGCGACCTCGGTGACGGTGACGATGTCGTCGATCGCCAGCAAGAACGGGTCGATCGGTGTGAAATAGCGAGAGACTGGCACCATGGAAGTGCCGTCTTGATAAAAAAAGCGGCCTGTGTAGTCGTCGATCATTCGACTAGCTGCGTGAATCGCGGCTTCGAGTGGAACGTCGTCGATCGAGTCAGTGATGGCAAGCGCCGCCTTGACTTCGGCTAGCGTGCAGTAGGCGTTTGTCAGTGCCATATTCGACCCTTCTGTTTGTTAGTGGGGCCAGCAGCTGAGTCGGGGGAAACGCAGCTGCTGGCCTTTGAACTAGATCATTCGATTAGAATGAAGGTGCTACTAAGCCAGTGCCTGAGATGGCAGAGACCGCTGTAGGGTAACGTCCTGCTGAGAAAGCTGCGTAGCCGTAAACTACGGACTTCACAGTCAAGTTACCAGCGCCAGTCGCGTCGAAGTTCAACGCGAACGGTGAGCCTGGTTGCTCCCAGAGGTGCATTTCTGGTGCTGCCACGCAGAAGATCTTGTCCTGGTTTGTGCCAGCGCCGCCGTCTGTGGCGATGCTTGCGTCTGTCACGATAGGAAGACCCATCAATGAGTAGCCAGAGTTGCCGTACATCGTTCCACCAGTGCCAATGGCGACCTCGTTTTGAGGGCCGTGTGCTGCTGGTACTACTAGAGGACGACCAGATGAGTCAACCTGCGCCATTAAGTACGCGAGTCTCCGAGGGTGCATCAGCCAGTGTGTTGGGTTGATGAAGGCGTTAGTCTGAACCTGCTGCACAGCGTCTGCTAGCTTTGGGTAAAGAAGCGAGATCGTTGGCGATGCAGATGTGTAAGTGACGGCGTTGATGCCTGAAGTCGAAGCGATGCCCAAGATGGTGCCTGAAGTACCAGCGCCGTTGATGCATTGGCTGTCGAGGTTTGTGTGCCATGCACGAATGAGGTCAGCTACGATGAAAGCATCGATGCCTGTGCCACGTTCGATCGCTTGGCGAGAGATGTCTTGCTGTCCTGCGATGGTGCGCACGTTGATGGTGAGCAGCGTATCGTCAGCGTCTGTCTCTTGAACAGCTGCGTTTTCAGTCGCCTGAATCGCAGTCGCTGTGCCAGTCGTCATTCTGGATATATTGATCGTCATACCAGAGGTCGGAAGGGTGTGCTTGTTTGTTGCAGCGTCCAAGAAGGGACGCCCAGCCCGAGCTAGCGGCGCGGCTAGGTCTGTGAGATATTGAGGTACTACGAGACCCTCGAACGCTCCAGTGCCGACATCGCGACGTTCGATCGCTTCTTCACGCATGTGGCGTGCAAGACGCTCATTCGCAGCAAAGTCGTTCTTGAACTGTGAGTTGAAGGCGTCCTTCACGAATGAAGTCTCAGCCTGCGCTGTGTAGGTGCGTGGTTCACGTGTTACGGTGGCGCCGCCGACCTTTGGCATCGCAACGTCTGCAACAGCAGCGCGTGCTTCTGCGAGCTTAGCGTCAGAGGCTGCTTGCTCCTGTAGCTTTGTGATCTTTGAATCTAATGAGCGTGCTTCCTCTGCAAGGGTTTCGACCTTTGCGGATTCTTCATCTGTGAGGTCAGTACGGTCTTCGGCTGCGACTGCTTCAAGAATCGCGTCCATCTCGACCTTAACTTCTTCACGGCGCTCGATAACTTTGTCATGATATGACATCGATATAGCTCCTTTTGAGTAGTGGGTTTTTGAGGTGGTGGCGTATGACTCGCGGCGCATTTTGGGTGCGAGACGTCGCTCCGACTTCGTCTGCCTGTTGAGGCAGAATCTTAGTTTGTTTGGTTGACGATGGCTTGTGCTAGGCGCAACGAGATCGAGCGACCAGCAGCTGCAGGCTCGTCCATCGGCATCTCTTCGTCGGGCGCTGTGCCGCTTAGCATAAGCAGCTCCTCGACCGTCGTTTTAGCTTCAGC